CGCCAGCGGTGCCGGTCGAGCTCCGCATCCCGGATCGCCGCGTAATTGGCGTTCATGGTGCGCCCGCGGTTGTTGTCGTCCGTGAGCGCGATGATGAGATCGGCCCCCAGGAGCGTGAGGGCGCGATTGGCAATGCTGACTTCGCTCGTCATGGGGGTCTCCGGCTATCTTGATAGCCTTTAGCCCCCGAGCGACACAATCAACGGCGGCCGCGCCGGCGACACCGGATGATGAATTCACTCCCTGTGGAAGGAGACGGCGGCGAGATATTCACATCGAAACCCCACGTCATGATATCGCTGTAGACCTGATACTTACCCTGCCACTGCGCGGTATCTACCGGAATGAACGGCCGCGGGAGGGTGACAAGCGTGAGGGGCTGAGGTTGGGACTGGTAGGTCGATAGGAACTGTGAGGCTGGAGCGGAGTCGGATTGTTGACGCGCGCGCGGCGCTGGCGCGACCTGGCGAATCGCGATGTTTGGCGCGATATCGCACTGAATCTGGAACTTTGCGAAGGGAGCGGAAGCTGAAAGCTGAGCGCCGGGGGGAAGCCCCGTAACTGCCGCGACCGCAATCGCGGAAGCGAGTTTCCTCAGGATCGGGGGTTTTCGGAACTGCAGCTTGCCAGGACGCGCCACTTAGAACCCCGCGACGTTGGGGGAAAGTACCCGGTACTGCTGGAGCTGGAAACCGTTCGATATGCTGGAGGTGCCCATCGCCACCAGGAAATCGAGCGTTTGCGCCACCGTGGAATCGAAGCCCGTACCCGCAGCGGGTGTGCCTTCCTTGAGCATGGATGAGCCCATACCGGCTGTGTAGTTGGCTCCCGGAGTCGAACCGGGGGGCGCGATCATGCGTCCCACGATGAATCCCCCGCCCATCAAAGTTGCAAGGGTTCCGTTACCCACCGAGCGACAGGTGAGAAGGATGCGCCCATAGCATGGCTCGGTCGTTCCTCCAGTGGTCGTCGTTTTGATCGCATCTGACACAAACGCTACCACGGGTGTAGCACCCAGACCTACTGTAAAGGTCATTGTGTTACCGCTCGCCCAGGACACGCCCGCGTGAAAGTCAATCTCGAGCATCGTGCCGATCTGAAAAAACCCAGCCGGTAATTGAATGAAGCCCGCCGAAGCCCCCGTCGAGGTAGCGCTCGTGAGCATCGACTTCGCAGTCGTGAAGGTATTGTAGAGCGTGCCCGCGACGTTGATGTTGGCAAGGACTTGACCAAAGGATTGCTGCATGGACGCGCCTCAGATCGGAACGTACTTCAATGTCGGAGCGAGCAGATACGTGAAGCGCAGATACTGGCGCGGATTCACGATGATTGCGCCTGCGAGTATCCCGCAGTTGATGTAGGTTGAATTGTCGGGCGAAAACTCGATCGTCGTCACGGTGCCTAGACTCACGAACATCTGTACGCGCACATCCTCAGGGTTCTGCCATGTGAACGGACTCGCACCGGCAGATACCGACATGACTGGGCCAAAAGACATCCCTCCTGAGGATACGGTCTCGCAGGGCATCGGTCATACCAGCTCGTAGATGATATGGCCTGAAACCTGGGACGCTACCGTGTTAGGTCCGCCCGAGTACGAACACTCCCCGAGCGGCTGAGTGTTGCCGATGATGGTGATCTCTTCTCCCTGACGTGCCTGCCAGCGCACCAATCCCCCGAATGCGTTGAAGCTGTGATTGATGAGCTTGTTGGTAGCACTTCGCTGCGGGAAGGTCGTCGAGCTGTTGCTGAAGAGTGCCAACGTACCAGGCGCTGTAGCGGTCGCATCGAGCAATGAGTTGTTCAATCCTACGGAGGTGAGCGAGGTCGCAGCGACCGTGGTGTCGCGGGCGAAGATATAACACTGCACGGCCGCGACCGAAGCCTCGCCTCCGATCTGGATCTCGTTCACCTTCAGTTGCATCGTGGCGCTGTTGCCCCCTAACGCCAGATACTTGAGCGTCGTGAGCGCGGCAGTGTCGTTCGTGGCCACCGTCACCTGAGCATTGAACGCGAGCGAATAGCGGGCCATGACAGCTCCTCAGGGAATGACCGGGGACTGGAACACTTCGCTGCTCACACCTTCACGTGCGCGGCGGTTCAACATCTCATCAACCCGCTGCTTGAAGTTGCGACACACTCCACCAGAAGCAAAGCGGATCGCTTCGCACTCATCGCACAGGTAGTGATTGCACTTGCGACAGAATCCCCGCGGACGGGAGCGGTCGGGATTCATCACCACGACCCGTTCACAGTCCGCACAAGTGAAAGTCGCAGACTCGAACACTTTGCGCCCGGCTCCCACTGGATAACCGGCCTTCACCATTAGTTCATCCGGGACACCGGGAGACTCGCGGTGATCGATCAGGATCACGCCTTCGTGCGAGCGCAGGCTCGCCACGGGCTACTCTTCGATGACAGCGCGGGCCGCTGCCCGAGCAGCATTCAGGCGGGCTTGCGCCGCCGCCGCGGCCTCTTCCGCCTGCGCACGCTGACTCTGTAGCGCCTGGGTTTCGGCCTGCACGGCCTCGAAGTCCGCTTCCGCCTGATCCACCTTGGCCAGCGCGGCGCTCAAGAGCTGATCGGCCTGTGTCTGGGCGCGAGAAAGCAATTCATTCGCCCCCGTACGCGCTTCGTCCAGAATCTCAATGGCGCGTGCTTGAGCTTCCGTGACGGCTCGCTGAAGCTCGGTCAAGTGCTCGTTCGCCATCGCAATCTCTTCCCCGAGCTGATCCACCTGGGACTGGCGTTCCGCGCGGTTTCGATCCAGTTGCCCGATCGTCTCGGCGGCTTCCTGCAAGCGGCTCAAAGCCCGGATGAGATTACCCCACTTGGCCGCTTCCGCCTGGGCTTCCGAGAGCGTCATCGTGGAGTCGCTCACGAACGGTTCCTGCGGCACACGAGCTTGACCGTGAGACTCGTCGAGCCGTCTCCGGCTGTGACGTTGGGCCGGATCAGCAAGGGGGACTCCTCGAACACCTCTCCGGCCGCGGCGGTCTTGGTCACAGCATTGCCCTGCGGATCGGAGAGGATGAAGTACGTCGGCGTTTCGCTCGCTTTATCGCAACTGCCTTCGAGGTTCACAGAGCCGCCGACCCCGAAGGTGCCTGTGATCTGTACCGTGCGATCAGCCCAGTCCCCCATCTCCACCGGCGTACCAGAATCCCCATTGAGCAAGCCCGTCCATACGACTCGCGCGAGATTCACGTTGCCGTCCACCTGATACTCGACTGTGGGGACGCGAACGGTCATGACTTACCCGATGGGGTTGGTTTCAACCGTCTCGAGATAGCTCAGGATGGAGGTGAGCGCCTGGATGACCTGCAGCTTGTCGGTGGTCTTGGTCAGGTCCACCTGCAGCTCGACCGCGGTGGAGTTGGTCGAAGCGGCTTCCGTCACGTCCTTGGGCTGCATCGCCCCGACGTTCACGCCATAGAATCTGGAGGCCATCGGCTCAGACTGTGTACTGCACGAGGGCGGCCAGGGCGCCGGTGCCCGTGGTCACGTCCGTGGTATGGACCGTGGCGCAGATGTCAAGGCCCGTCTTCGGATCCGCGGCCATGCCGATCGCCTGCCACAGCGGCTGATTACGCTTCACCGCCGTGTTGGCGGAAGTCGCCTTCATCACGCACTCCTGGTCGATCACCGCCGCCGCACAGTCAAGATCGGTCGTGAAGAACGCATCCGAGCTCGTAAAGGCCACGAGTCCCCCGTCCGCGTTCTTGCGGTACACCCCGATGTTGAACTTCCCAGCCGTCTGCGCGCCGCTCGTGATTTTGACCGAATGCACGATGGCGTTCGAGGGCACTTCGCACAAGCGAATCACGGAAGTCGCCGAGAGGGACGCGGTGACGGAGGCGATGTAGCCGTACACGGTGCGCATGACACCGGGCGCCCCGGCGCCGGGATTCGCCATCACGCGCGGGGAGGCTTCGCGGTTCGTGATCGTCGTGGACTTGAGCGTCAGGTCGATAGCCATAGAAATACTCCAGCAATCAGTAGCTTAGCGGCCTAATGGCTCCAGATCTTTACGACACGTTTTTCCTCGAGCCGCGTCGAGTTGGCGCTCATCTTCGTGTACGCCTGCCAGGGTCTTCCCTGGATGTCCGCGCGAATATCCACCGCGGTCTCGATCTCGTTCCACACACCCAGATACATCCCGCTCTTCACCCACATCGGTAACTGCCGGGAGGTGCCGGACTGGTCGTCCGTCGCGGTGGTCGTGATCCACGAACGTTCGGAGTGGATGAAGTTGAAACCGCGCCAGCTCTTGATGATGCCGTTGGCGTCGTAGGCCACTTCGCGGTTGAAGTCGAGCGAGATCACCTGGATCTCATTCAGCAAGGACTCGTGATCGATCGCGGTGATGCCGACGAAGATCGGCTCATCCTCCAAAGCCACTTCGTTCGAGAGCAGAATCCTGCGACCGCGTTCGAGTTTCGCGACATTGAGCCCCGAGGCTGTGCCTCCAACATTCACTCCGACCACCTGGTTGGTGGCATCGAAGACCGTCGAGGTCCCCCCCGTGACTCCGGTCTGGGCACTCGCGAAAAAGGCGTTCCCGATCCGGTCATCGAACTTGCGATTTGCCGCCGCCACCGCATTGGTGACGTAGATCCCGTTCGGGTCAGTCAGGATCTTGAGCTTATCGAACGTGTCGATCAGCTGCGGCAGGTCGGCATCGAGGGGTGCGAGCCAGCGCCGATCCGTCAGCGCATCCACCCGTCCCATCGGGGCGAAGCGTCCGACCACATCCTGCATTTCCACCGTGCCCACCTGATCGATGGGACTGGCGAGTGCTCCGACATGCGAGCCGGTCATGCAGGCGGCGCGAAAGCGCGTGACCTTCTGCTGCACCAGCTGCTGGATGTTCTGGTTGTACTGCTGGACGTACCAGGTAGGGATGTTGACAGACATGGCGCGGCCCCGTTCGAAAACAGCTCTTCTCCAGCGTTTTCGAAGGGCTTATCCTTGCGGGGCCACTTCTTCCCGGTTACGCCGGGCAGGCGGATCACTTTCGATCGGTCAGCGGGGGCGTGCTTGCCTTATCCGCATTCGCTCCTTCGAGAGGGGGGCGGGCTGAAC